CCATTTGCCCGTGTGTCGTGCGACCCAGCCCATTTTCCCGTCCTGGGTTTTGTACACCTGGAAAGCATCTTGTTCTTTCGGCGGTACAATGCTGGGGCGCAGCGTTGCAGCGAATTCCTTGACGCGCTGAAAGATCGACTTGGAAACGGTCAGCGCCATTTCTGCGCTGTCGCCCTCGAAATAATCTGGCTCAACGATGACGACAGGCACAGGAACAACCTCAACAATTTCAGGCGTTCCGGTTTCGTGACGGTCGCAAACCCCCGTAGGTTCAATCCGTTCCGGCCAATTGCTAATCAGATAGCATTCCGGCGCGCCGTCCCAATCACGGGTGAAAAAGCGGCAGTTGGAGCACATATGCCCCGGCGTTCCCCCAGCGGGAGAATAATTGACCTCATCTTGTGAGGGCAAGGAGAATAGCTTACGGGCATCTTCAAACGTTTTTGCATCGCTCACGTTGGCCTCCAATGCTCTGAGATAGGCCAGAGCGTCCTTGTGATTGTCGTAACATTTAAGGGCTTTGCTGCTGCCCTGCTTATAAACGCAATTGCCGCGAATTTCGTAGGGCATAGCGGTAAACCCTCATGTGCAATATAAAACCCGCTAAAAAGCGGGTTCTTGTTCGATTTAAGGCCATTCTAGCGGCGGGGTTACACTATCGATCCAACCAGAGGAGTACGCCTGCTGCAACTGCCAAGAAGCCCATGAAAATACCGACACCTGCGACTGTAAGATTTGTGATCGCCAGCAATCCGGTAATTACGAACCACAACCCTACAAGCAATGCCCACCATTTACGTCCCGCCATGATTGTTCTCCTTAGCATCCAATTGAACAAAACTCACAAATTCATCAATCGTTCTCGCCCAATCAATCGCACCATCAATGATAACTACGAAATCATCTGTGCAATTGGCTTTTAATGCTTTAAGAATGTCGCGAATTTCATGCTCAGCCGCTTCCGCCCGTAAAGCGTTTTCGTACAGCAATGCAGTTGATTTGCTCATTTCATTGTCCTGTTCACCAGCGCAATTGCATGGCTGACTTCCTGGGTGAGTGTGACCTGCCGCCGCTTGCCGATCACGATGGTAAAACGACGGCTGGGAATACCTTTAATTTCACGCACGCGCACCCATTTGGTATGCGGTGATCCTGAATCGGAACCAATGTAATCGGGGCGTGTTTTCAATTGTCCACCGATCTGGAACGTAAAATACTTGGAGCGCTTGGGCTTAATCGTCTGGTGCTTTGGACCGTAAAGCCCTGTCCCATCATCTATCCAGCCATAGCGCTTGTTATTGGTTCCCGTCGTGACTCGATAATTGCCGTTTACCCTGTCTTCGGTGAGATTAAACTTGGCCTTCTTTTTCCAGGTGCGTTGTGTAGACTCGTAATCCCGCTGTGCCAGGGTCATTGTCTTGAGAACGGCCTGCTCTATTGCTTTGGTGTATTCGGCTGTTTTCGGTATGTGTTGCGGGGTAATTGCCGTGAGCTTTAATCGGGTCATGGGTATGCACCTTTGTCACAATCGGCGGGCGTCCGCTGCTGACGGGTTCCGATGTTTTCTTGATCGAACACTCACACCTAAACCCTTTGCAGGCCAATCCCCCGCCGTGAGGCAATAAGTCATAGGGTTCAAGCCACTTGACCCAAACGGAGTTGCGGTAGACACGCCCGGCGTAAGTCGAACAACTAGCGCAGTGGTCGATTGTGTCCCCATACACCCAGATTCCTTTCGCATCCGCAGCCGCCAACTGCCCAGCCAACGACATGATTCGATCATATGCATTCACCCACATTTCTAATCGGTCATATAGTGGCGCTAACTGTCCACCATTGGCTTTGCTGCCGTTCTGGATCGCATCAGCAAACCCGCTGATAAACGTTATTTCGGTATTGATTTCCAGCCGCAACCGAGTCTTTTCTTCGTCGGTGATTTCATTGGGCGCGATACCCCATTGGGCTGCGCCGTCATACCATGCTTTGGTAAAGTTGCGCTCAATCGTGTTGGCGAAGCCATCAAAGAAATCGAATGCGCCCAACTCACCGTTCCAATAGCCGCGTACAAACTGGCGCAGGCTGCGCCGATAGGCTGCCTGGGTTTTTACAGTCAGCGCCTTACCAACGGACGTCTGCTCAACCGCACCATCGGTGGGGGTTTCACTATTGCCCGTATTGCTTTCCAGCGAGTCCTGATCGTCTTCTTGATCGGCAAGACTGCTGTCGCTGTCCACAGGCAGATTCAGAGTTTCCAGCAGCGCGCCGTCGATAATGCCCTCGGCAATAGCTAACGCCCGCATCTCAAGCGAATTGAGCGCCCCACCACGCTGCAAAGTGGACAGATTGTTGAGCCGCATTCCCTGGATTTCGGCTTGCATTTTGTCCTGGTCATCGTCACTGAAGTCATATTCAAAATCCACAACTTCAGCAATGGCGGCACGAATAAAGAACTCAACCATCTGAATACGATCACCGATACCGCGCCCGCGCGCCTTCATATTCTGAACAGTGGCGTCCGCCTTAGTCGCCCCGCTTTGGGTCGCAGGCCAGAATTCGCGGGCATCCACGCCGAAGCAGAACGCTAGAATATAGGCATATAAATCCGCATCGTCGCGGAAACTAAACCCGTCCGGCACGGTAGCCAGGTCTTGGAGCAAGATTTTAATATCGTTTTTGCCTTCAGTGGATGGATCAATAAGAAATGGTATGTCGTTATAAACCACATAACCCTTATTATCCATCTCATCGGCGTGGTTTTGCAGCGCCTTCTTCACCTGCCCTGCCGATACCCCGCTGATCGCCCCCAGCGCCCGCGTGAAGCGACCTGAAACCTTTTCATCCACGAAAATCTGCATATTCTTGAACACGCGCACCATGCGCATCGCGCGCGATACAGCGCAAAAGCCAATCCCGCGCGCCAGTTCAATCGGCTGGGGATTGTTAGCCGAAAACACCACACGATCCTTATGCAGCTTGCGGATTACACCTGTGACCGGGTTCGTGTACCAGACGGGAAATTCAGGGTCAAACGAACGCCAACATAAACGGCTGTCCAGATGCCCAAATCCCAAACAAGGTGCATTCTTGGGCGGCGCTTTCTCAGGGCTGCCTGCTTTCCACAACTCCATGAACGCGCCGTTATCGGTGGTGTCCAGGTCATAAGACAGCTTTTTGGTGATTGCAGCAAAGTTATCGCCCAATCCTGGTTTGTTGAGCAATTCCTGGGTGAACTTCTTGATGCGCGGCGGACCGTTGAGCGTGTAATTCAATGTGCCAATTCGTGTTCCCATTGAGTAAATGGCGCTTGCCATCATCGACTCGCTGCGTCCGAATTCAGTTAAAAAGCGATCCCGAAAGTTGGGATAAATGGGATTCCAGCGCGGTTCTTCCTCAAGGCGCTGTCCCAGCGTCAGCCAGAACACGCCGCCCCCCATGACATCAGTAGTAGGGGCGAAGCCGTTGGACGCTTCCGCGCGGGACTGCACACTCAGACGCGCGGCCTTGTTCGGATCGGGCAAGGACAACGCTTTTTCAAGTTGTAGTAAATTGTCGTCCATAGTTGCCTCGATAATGTTAGTCGGCTTTGTCACGTTCTGCGCGTTTGCGGGCTTCCCTGCGTTTTGCGCCTTCGCTCAATTTGCGCCTGTATTCTTCGCTTAAATTTTCTGTTTTGTGCGACTCTGCAATCTTGCGTTTAGTTTCTTCAGTGTGTAATTTTCCCGTATGGACTTCACGCATTTTAGCAAGTGTTTCTTCAGTGTGGCGAAATCCTGTATTGGCTTCACTGAGTTTGCGCCGCGCCTCTGGGGTTATTGTTCTCCCCTTTTGAGCCTTGCTCATTTTCAGGCGGGTTTCAGGACTACGAATTGCTCCTGACGCCCCTTCGCCGCCATCAGACAGATTGTAAGCCAATCCGCGCGCCTTGTAGATTGCAATATGATGCTTTTCACGTTCGTCTAACTGCTCAAGGGGACAGCGTTCAAGTATTTTGAATTGAAATGCTTTTGCGCCGTGTTTATTCCAGGATGCTTGCAGATAACGGTTATCGTGATGTCCGCAATTCAATTTGGAGTGATGTTCTTTGATTCTTCGCTTCAAATCGTTTGTTTTGCCGAGATATACTTTGCCGTTCTTGCGATTGAGAATAATATAAATACCGGATACAATAGCCATAGTGTTCACCTCCAATGTGACACTCACTCGCCCGGTGCTGATAACACGCGGGCGAACCTTTTATTCCCTCAATTATAGCTTATTCTAGGGCGTAGGCAAAACTGCGATCACACCCCATACTTAAGCAGACTGCTAAATCTATTTTCCCCTCTGGCGTTCGCTTAATCAACCTGAGTTTGTTTTCGTCTTCAGGTTTGCGATTCGCATTGAGAATATGTGCCGTTAAATCAGGATCGCCCTTATGCTGAATACGCTTTTCTCTAATCATGTCATAGAGTCGCTTATCAGCTATTGCGCGCGGGGAAGATTGATTGAATTCACGCACGTTAATGACTTCTTCAGCGCGAAGACGCCCAGCCATTGAGACTAATTGATATGGATCATATGCCATTTCAATTATGTTGTAGGTGTTAATCAGTCTGCGAATTTCATTTTCGATAGGCTGAAAATCGAGTTTCTGACCAGGAACAGGTTGCCACTTCTTAGAGTATTGAACCTGGACCTTATCATTTCGGCGCGTGACCATCAGAACAGCAAAGCAGTCACTTGCAACCCCAGCATCTAAAGATAAGATAGCGGGTTCGTCGGGCTTTATATCGTCGTATTCTGATTTACAAGCAGTCCACCATTCCGCTGGGATGAACACGTCTTCGCTGCTCACCCACTGATTGAGATGGATGCGGGCGAATTCGTTGGGCGCGAGTTGTGCTGCTTCCTGAGCGTAGTATTCCTGACCAGAAGCGCTCACCTGCCAGGGCAGCATCGGCTTCGTCACCCACACGGTCAACATGCGGGCTTGCTCGTTTACGTAGACTTCCAGATCATCCCAGACGCGCCGCCCCTGCTTCACGCCTACTTGGTACAGTTGCTCAAGGATGGGCGATTCACCTTCAAAGCCCGCGTAAGTGTCCACCCATCTTTGACTGTTACCAAACTTGTTGGGCGAAAGGGTCATTTCCGTCCACATGCGCTGATGGGCTTTGCTTTTCCAGCCGTGTAGCTCGCTATAGACGATCATGTCGTCATTACCGCCCGCTTCGCCGCTGGGGTCAATGGGTACGCATTCAATGATCGAGCCGTTGGGGTATTTTGTGGTATAGCCGGATGGCGTCATGCGGATGGCTGTATCGCGGTTTCCGGCTTTCTGTCCCAACTTGATACTTTCGCGTAGGTACATACCCACGCGGGAATCAGCCTGCTTCAAGTCGTTCGCCACCAGCTTGACCGATGCCCGATTGCGGCTAGCAGCAGTGAAGTCCGCCACAGACGCAATCACACTCGATTTGGCTGACTTCTTAGGCCATGACCATAATATCGTGGTGTACTTGAACAACCCTGCCGCATCGCGCTCTAACGCCAGTTGCAGCGGGCGGCGCTGGCAATCGTAAAGGGTTATCAGATTGCCCGTGTCGTAGAGGTAAAAGTTTTGCTCGATCCACTCAACGGGCGGCGGAAATTCAGGTTCCGGTTTGCTGGTTGGCGGCGGCGGTTCCGGCCTGGGGATCATCATTCCCCGCCGCTTCATCTCCGCTTCCATAGCGGCGAGTTTTCGCAATTTAAGCATCAGTTGATCTTGCGACATACCCAGCCCTTGTGATGCTTAAATCTACCCTTAGATACTGCCGACAAAGCACTATCATTCAACTGGTTTTGTCGGCAAAACTGACGCAAATTACTAACAATGTATTCAGTACCGTTAGGATCAATCAAAAGCCAGTTCATTGCTTTGCTTACAGCCATTTTGTTTCGTGTTTCATCACTAACATAATGACCTTTTAGCTGTTCACTGGTTTTCAACCGTTCGGCTGGATCGGTATATCTTGCTTTATTGGCAGCGCTTAATTTCATTCGTGTTTCAGCGCTAGGAGATATTCCTCGTGTTGTGCCAACCAATGTTGAAACGTTATAACACGTTTTCTTTGGCATGTGGATATTTAGATAATGCTGCTCACGTTCATCCAACCGATCCACAGAACAGCGTTCAAGTATTTTAAACTGGAAAGCTGACGCGCCGTATTTATTCCAGGCTGATTGCAGATGCGAATTGTGATGGTGATTGGTATTCAATCCAGCACGATGATCTTTCCAGCGCTTGCGTATATTCTGCGCTTGACCGATGTAAATCATGCCGCTTTTCTTGTGGAGAATAACATAAATACCTGATACACTGGTCATAGTGGCTACTCCTAATAGCTGCTCAATCCCAGACTGCTTGCAACAGTGCTGGGGATTTTATTTAATTATACTACAGGATCAGGCGTTTCAGACGGACTGTCTGCGTCCGGCTCATTCCCCAATGAAGCTAACAGCGCAGCGTATTGGCGGGCAATTTCGTTGTCATCGGCGTTCACAATCTCCATCATGTATTCGGGCAAACCCTCTGATTGCCGTTCGATGGTTACGCCTGCTTTGATGGCTGCAACCGCGTCTGATGAACGATCCACACCTTTGCTGCTGAGATAATCCACGCCCTTCTGTTGTAGGATTTTACCTGTGAGGGCATGGCGCTTGAGCATATCTACTTTGCGCTTGATCGCATCGGCTTCAAATTTCTTACGCGCCTGGGCATCCATGTAATCGTCATAAGCACTGACACGCTCACGCCAACCGTGTTGAGACGCCCAGCGGGATATAATGGTTGAACTTTTGCTTAACTTTTGCGCAACAGCATCGTGACTACGATTTGCGCCCATGTCTCGATAAACGGTGAATGCCTCAAATGCCTTGTCGCTTTCACCTACTTGCCGATCATAAACTTTGTTAGTCATCTTAACACTACCTCTACTCTATATTATAGTTGACGTGTCAAGCAACCGAACTCAAATGTTGCCAGGGTCGCCGCCGTGCTTCGTCTACTCTAAACGGGCAAATTCGCCAAATAATTCTTTGGCTTTCTCAATATAAGCGCGATGCGCTTCCTCTGGCGTTAAGAAATATCCTAATATGTATCGTTTTCGATCTTTGGTAATTTCAGCGCGCCAAGGTTTCGACGATCCCGCACGATAATGAACGCCCTTGAACCCTGATGCATTATCGGATCGTCTTGAAGTGTTGTATTGCTGTTGCCCCTTTGACGCTAATCTAAGATTATCACGCTTATTGTTCAGCGGATTAACATCTACATGGTCAACCGTTTCACCTTTATTCAATTTCCGTCCAATAGTTCGCTCAAAAATCACATGATGTAAATAAACACGAATCCCGTTTTCATCACGCCCAGCATAAACTTTGCGCTTTTTGGGAATACATGATGACCACGTTTTATCAGTAAGATCAATATCAATTCGATCAATGATTGCGACAAATCCTTGTGTCAGGGGAATCCCAATGGCGTCACCAAAATCAATTGGGGTTGTATTACGAGGAGGCTTCACGCCCCTACAACGTTTACAGGTATGTTGAAACCCATCGGACTTTTGAGCATCGCGCCGAAAATGTTCTGAAGTGAGCGGATATTCAATCCCACATTTGTTACAAGAGCGAGTATAATTAGACATGAGTAGCCTCCTAACAGGTTATTCATTATTCCCGTGCTGACTTCAACAGCACGGGAAATGTTCTGTAAAATCATTATAACATATTTTAAACCGACAAGTGCCAGTGTTTTCCCCTCATTTCAATAATTCCCTTTTTGCAAGCATATGAATAACCATGCAAATAATGTTTTGGATTGTATCTAAAATCATCGAATGGGTGACGACATTTATGGTGGATGCACCAGCGCCAATCGACTGTACGCCGTCTGCGCACAATCAAATTGCGGGTGCTGTCCCCGCGTATCGCTGCGCCTTCTGTTGGACGCTTCAAGACGACAAACTGGCCGAACACACCAACGTCCAGCGTGACGGTAGCCAGGTTATCATCCTGATCCTTGAATTTATAGCGGGGTAAGGGTTTGTAATCCAGCCAGCGCTGGGCTTTGATCGCATCGGCCTTTTGATTGATACAGTCGTAAATGCTTGGCACGTTGGCAATTATCCGTAATGATCGTATACTAATTGCGAACGTGCCTGACTCTTTCCAGCAAAACCCTGTTAGCGCGGGGTTTTTGCTTTTCTAGCAACCCGCTATTCGATTGATAATCCACGCCCAGGCAAACATGCCGACGCCAAACGCGAAACAACCGAATAAGAATAGCGTTATGTTTCTTCGTTGTTCCGTCATGGTGTTTCCTCTACTGCATACACGTATTCATGCGGATTGTCCAGCACATGTCGTCCTTTCGCCGTCAGCCGATAACAGCGCGGCGGAAAATGATCCATCCAATCTCCGCGCGGCTGATACCGAATCTCCGGAGCTTCCTCAATCAACCCTTCTGCAATCACCCGTTCCCAAAATCGTGTATCGTCTATTGGGAGATCAGTCGAATGCAGCCAGAAGTGGTCAGGCATGGGCAGCACGGGTAAATCCCGATACTGGCCTTGCATCCAGTCCGGCGAGACTGTGACCCGAAGATCGTGAACAAACTTGACGCGCGCCCACTGTTCAGGGTTCATTTGCTACCTCCGACCAGAATCACGCATTGATCCTTCGTGTATTGTTCCGTCTTGAGGCATTCCTGCACTTTGGAATCACTGCATTCAAATTGACTATGCCCAAGCCCGCAAACACCACTGAATAGCGGCCCAAAAACCGCTAAGAAGCAAATCACCACGACTGCAATCAACACTAAAACTAGCACGTATTCGACTATCCCTTGACCCTTCATGGTTGGCTCCTTATTGTCCGATTAAATCCATACACTGCATATACCCACCGTTATCGCGTCTCCAAACGCCAATATATCCAGGCTGAAGTGTCAGGTCAAAATAACTGATGAAACAATTCTGGACTGAATTCTTGGGACTGAAGATGGCTTGTTCAGTCATTGAAAAGTTCATCTTGATTAACCACGCCGTCCAAGTCGGCGCAGGCGTCAGCGTGACCGTTGGACTGGCGCTGGGTGTAAAGGTTGCGGTATCAGTCGGTGTCAGTGTTGACGTTGAAGTGCTCATTGCTGTCAGGGTTGGGGCTAATGTTAAATTCGATGCCTTTGTAGAGGATGCGATAAGCGTCGGGGTTTCGCCCATTGGGGGAATCGTGGGCGTCAAAATGGGTTGGACACATCCAGCCATGAGTATCAGCAGCAAGCCTGCGCAAGCGATAATACACACGCGGATACTTGACCGGAACGATGGCGTGTTGTTTCTTGTGTTCACGGATAATCCATCCTGCTTGCTCTAAACGATTCAAATGACGTCCGATAGTCGCTTTGC